AAACAATGTTTGTAATATTAGGAACCTCTATAATTTCAATTTGATCTTTGTAAGATTCTAGCGCATCTTCAATTCTATCCTTTACCTGTAGAAAAGTAAGTGGATTATTTTCAGATCTTGGCATTGATCGCACCATAATAATAACTTGTCCTGTTCTTTTTAAAGATTCTTCAAATAAGGTTTGATGACCTTTATGCCAAGGTTGCCATCTTCCTAACATCATTGCTGTTGGTTTATTCCAGTCTATCACGAATTTCCTTTATAATATGATCGTAATTATAATCTGTAATTTCATAATCAACTTTTTTTGGTTTTACAAAAATTTTATTAGTATCTTCAAATCTTCCTGATTTAATTGTATTCATCCAAATTTTTAAGTCATAGTATTCTCGCAAATTATATGGACATACAAAATCTACAACACATGGTTTATCTGCAATTTCACATAATTCTTTCATTCTGGTCATTTGTCTCAATCTACCTCGTTCTGTAAAATCCCAATCTTTAAATAAACTTCTAATTTCATCCGCATTAAAATGAGGCAGCTTTGTATCTTTTGTTAATTGTTTAGCAAATGTAGTTTTACCAGATCCTGGTAATCCGAATACGAGTATCTTCAAAATTTTATATGACCATACTTATCAAGGATACGCTGAGGTATCATTTGTTTATATGGATTCTCCTCTCTCTTTATTTCTGTTCTAATAGTATGCATCTTGTTTCCAACGATGTTATCGTCATAGGTCATACCATTAACTTCAAATTGTTTCAAGGATTTAAAGTCATGTTTATAATAAGGAATATCTAAAAACTGATACACTTCAGATATCACCTGTTCTGGATTTGCCACTAAATCGTCATATTTAATATAGTGACACATATCCGGATAGTTATAAGAATTTTTTTTTTTTTTTTAATCTTTAGCTACAGCACCATCTTTATTCATAACCTTAGATAATTTTTCTTCTATATTCTTACAGTTATATCGATTTGGAAAAGCAGTCGGCTCATTCTCAAACCATTTAATATAAGAGGCGAGGACATCCATTAGATCACGAAGCAACACAATACATTTAAATGGACGTTTATAATGTTTCTGCATTAAGGCTAAATTACCGGGTGTCATCACAGGACCACGATCAATAATATATTTATAATTCCAATCTTTATAAAAAGTATCAAAGACGGTATCTAATACATTATCTAATGATTTATGATCTGGGTAATTTAAAAAGACATCCGTACGTTTAAGTAAAAACAAATCTTTCATAATCTCGAGTGTAATTGAATTAGCCGTGCAACCGATATCAGGGTTTTGATTCATGATGGAACTAAACAACGTATTGCCTGATCTTGGCATGGCAACCAAAAAGAATAACTGTTTAGAGTTCAACGTGTTCATAGCTTTTTGCTAAATCGCTAAAATGTTTAGGACATTCTTGATCTGCAACGATAACAGGAAATTCTGTATAGCCAAGTTCTAATCCTGCAAGATAACGATTGTTTCCTACACAGACTTTGTACCTATCCCCTTCCTTAATACAGATTAAAGGATTGATAATTTTATTTTCCCGTTGGATTGCTGATTTTACTTTCTGGTAAAAACTCGTTTGTCTCTGATTCGTTGGATTGTTTTCCAAACTCTTGTTTCTGAGGAAGAGCTTCTCTTTTTTGATCATCATATTTAATCATGCCTTTCTCTGTCATTTCTCTTTCTATGGTTTGTAGTTGACCTAACACATTAAAGACTTCTGGTTGAGAAGAACCTGATGTTAAGGTCTGCGCTTTGTTTTGCATAATCTTATGGTACGATTCTAATTGATGCGTATTCACACTCTTCGTATCAAATGAACCATCATTAAATTCTTTTTTAAGATTAGACCACATATTAATTTCTCTCATACGATCTTTGGCAACAAGTTCCATGTTGGCTTTAGAATATTTCTTTTCATCAAGATCAATTTTGAGTTTTTCTAATCGGTATTCTGTTTCAAAGTCTTGTTCTTTTGCTTCTTCTTTTTCTATTTTCTTTTCAAGATATTTAATCTTTGCATCATTTCTTCTAAAATCAAATGACAAACTCATTAAGTTTTCTAAGAATACGTTTTGTTCTCTGACACACTGCCAATACTTAGAAGCGCGTGTTGGATACTTTGCATCTTGTAAAACCGATATTCTTGCTTCGGTTTCAGTTCTAAAAATTTGTTTCTTAGTCCAAGTATCTCTTAACTCATCGATGATTACATTAAATGATTTTAAATCTTCTGGATCAAGGATGTTGTTTAAGTGCGGAGACTCTTGCTCTATAAGAGTCTTAATATTTCTTTTTTCTGTCATGAAAGGAATATAGTGTTTATTATGAAGTAGTCAAGGTAGAAGCTGTGGCAACTGATGTTTCAGGATTATAGTCTTCAACAGATGTTAAATGGTTACCACTTGGTGTATTTTCACCACTTGCTCTTACTAGTGAAGAAGAGTCTCCTGCTGGACCAGATGTAGTTCTAGTTGCTTCAACTGCAACATTTGCATCGGTTCTCCAAGTTGTTCCATCATAAGCTTCGGTATTAGGAACTTTTGACCCTGTTCCATACAAAGCATTTGTTTGAATTCCTGCCATTGATCCTGCAATTCTAGCAGTATTTAAAGGATTAGATGCCGTCCAAGCAGATCCATCATATTCATAAGCATCAGCTTGTCTAATCCATAAACCTGCTGTTTGTGTACCACAACCTCTAGAATAAGAGGCGGTTGTAGGAGTAGGTAATGCTGTAGCAGCTGTCCAAGTTGAACCATCAAAATGTTGTACAGCTTCTAGAGGTGCTACTGATGAACCAGCAACCACTCCTGCTGTTTGAGTTCCAAAAGCAGTTGAGTTTGATCTTGCAACAGTTAAAGATCCTGTTGTTGTCCAAGTTGAACCATTCCAATTTTCACTTGCTGTAGAAGCACTTCCAGTCCATCCACCAGCAACGTTACCAGCAGCAATCGTTCCAAACCCTTGTGTTAAACCTCTAGCCGTATTTAAAGATGGATTTGCAGTCCAAGTCCCATCATAAGTTAAAGCGTTAGCGCTATATCCAGGTGAACCTGGACTGAGTCCGCCAGCAAACATAATACCCGCTGATCTTGAGGTTCCAAAAGATGCAACGTCTTGTCTTGCAACAGGTTGTGTTGCACCACTCGACCAAGCCGCTGCAGTAACTGAATTAATTGAGTTGTCAAATTCTTCGGTTAAAGAAGATACGCCTCCTGGTGCATTTCCTCCTGCTACAAAAGTATCTCCTGCAGGACCTCCTTTAACACCAGCACCTACATCACTTCTTGTTGAAGTCATAGTTGCAGGTGAAATACTCCAAGTTGTTCCATCATAATTTTCTGCTCTAATATTTGAAGAACCATTAGAAACAGCCATTGCTATTGCATCTGTTTGAGTTCCTCCTCCACCACATCTAAATGCTGAAGGACCATTTAAAGGACTGCCAACAGTCCAAGTTGATCCATCATATTCAGCAGAGTAAGTTCTGCTTGATGGTGGATTGATTCCTCCAATTAATAATCCTGCAGTCTGGCTTCCTGCACCTGCGGATCCATATTGCGCAGTTCCTAAAGCTCCACCTGCTGACCAAGTAGAACCATCATACTCTTCTGTATTTGTAGATGTCCCTGGTTGATAATTTCCAGCACCGAGTGCTGCTGTTTGAATTCCAATTCCTGATGATCTATTTCTACCTGCATTAGCCATGTTTCCACCTGCTGTCCAAGTCGAACCATCATATTCTTCTGTTGCATTAGTTACCGCTGAAGGATTTCCTCCAAATGTTACAGCGGCTGTTTGTGTTCCTGTTCCTGCATTGTTTGGTCTTGCAGTTCCCATAGTACCACCTACTGTCCAACCTGATCCATTATATTCTTCTGTCTTATTAGAATTTGCAGGTTCAGCACCTCCAGCAACTAAACCTGCGGCAGTTGTTCCTGCGCCTGTTGTAATTGCTCTTGCTGTATTTAGTGGAGAACCACTAGAAAAAGCTGTTAGTTTAACTAATGCTTTCAGTGTCCCAGAAGTCGAGTTATACCACACCTGTCCCTCGGTTGACGTATTTAACGTTGGATCCGAAGATAGGTATTTGACTCGGTAACCTCTGATATCACTGTAATTGGCCATTGTGACTCCTTACGGTAATGTGATGTCGCTAGGCTTAGGTCCTATTCTTGCTTCTTTTTGTTCAGCCGTTTCACCTTCTACGTTGTCATTGTCCCAAGCTGTTTTCGCTGCATCAACTTCTGCAGTGACTAAAGCTTGTGCTTCTGATTTCGTTTTCTCAACGCCGTTCTTGTCTGCTAACCATAAAGCACCTTTTTCATTATTACCGACTACCCATACATTTGCTGGATAACCTCTTAAGAAAAAGTTTCTTCTGTCTTCGGCAGTAAAGAATCCTTTACCGTAGTTCGTTGCTGTTCCGTAAATAAATAATGCCATTTATTCGCTCCTTTGTGTTAGTGTTATATAGCTTATCACAGGCATTTGCAATTAGCTAGTGGTTAAAGTTTTAAAGTTATTAGCTGATGTTTCAGCTGTAAATTCTTCGGTTGCTGTTACACCTACATCACCTCGTGAAACCATTCCCGCTAAAGTTGGAGAATTCATAGAAGTCGTGGTATTATATCTTGCGTTAGTCATTGAAGTTGATGTAGACCAAACAGTTCCATCATTTCTTCCAACTGTACTAATTGCACTTACCCCAGGTGATATGGAATTTCCACCACACGCAATTGAATTTGTCTGAATACCACCAGTTCCTATAGCACCTCCTCTAAATGTTACAATGTAATTTGGTGAAGAACTCCAAGCTGAACCATCGTAAGATTCTACAGTTGCTGACACACCAGTTGAAGCTAGTCCACCTATGGCATAACCCGCTGTTTGAGAACCAGCACCCGATAACGCGTCTCTTCCTGTTGTTAAAGTTGCTTCAGTGCTAAATGAGGTTCCATCATATTCTTCTGTGTTTGTTGCAAAAGAACTTGTTGGTGTGTTACCTCCTGCACTTACAGCTGCTGTTTGAGAAAGACCCATTGTTGAACCATCTCTTCTTGCTGTATTCATTGAATTTACTGTTGTCCAAGTTGAACCATCGTATTCTTCGCCTGCTGTAGTTCTAGCAGTAGGTCCTCCGTTTCGTCCACCTGCTCCTATAGTTGCAGTTTGTGTTCCTGCTGAAAAACAAAATTGTCCTCGTCCAGTGTTTAAATTATTAACTGCCGTCCAAGTTGAGCCATTGTATTCAATTGTTGAGTTAACTGTATCAAGGCCTCCAAAAGCTAAACCAGATGCGGTATTTCCTGATCCTCCAGCTCCACCCGTTACATTTAAAGTTGCTCCACCACTCGCCCACGCTGCTGGTGTAAAGACACTTATTGATTTGTTATATTCTTCGGTTGTTGTTACTGTAGTATTTGGATTAACATTACCCGCTGCTTTTATAGCAGTGGTATTATCTGCAAATCCTCCACCGTTTTGCATAGCTCTAACAGCTGTTGCAAGAGTAGCTGGAGACGATGCCCAACTTGTTCCATCATAAACTTCAGTTGTATTTGTATATGTAGCTGGAAAAGTAATACTTCCTCCAAAAGCAATTCCTGATGTTTGAATTCCTGATGCAGAATGTATATCTCTATTATTTAACATTGGATTAACCGTAGTCCAAGATGTTCCGTCATAAGATTCAGTTGCGTCTATACCAAGTTGACCCCCTGGTGCTGGATCACCTCCACAAGCAATACTTGCGGTCTGTGTTCCAAACTGTGCAAAATTACTTCTAGCTGTATTACCAGGATTTCCTGCTGTCCACGCAGAACCATTGTATTCAGCACTTGTCGTAATTTGAGGAACATTTCCTCCAAAACCTAAAGCAGCAGTTTGTATACCACTAGTGGAAAGATTAAAAACACTTACTGGGTAAGCTCCTCCGGCTGTCCACGTTGAACCATCGTATTCTTCTGTTGAATTTGTTGCAGTACCTCCTGGTGGCAATCCTCCAGTACTTAAAGCAGCAGTTTGAGAACCTGTTCCAACATTAGCATATTTAGATGCTCCTAAGTTACCACCGCTTGACCAACCTGATCCATTATATTCTTCTGTTACATTTGTCCTATTTCCTGGTGAAGGTCTTCCTCCAAAAATTACATTTGCTGTTTGCGTTCCCGCGCCTCCCAAAAAATCTCTAGCTGTGCTTACAGGCGAAGAACTTGACCACGCTTCACCAACCACCACACTCTTAAAAGTCCCACTGGTACTGTTATACCAGATTTGGCCTTCAGCTTCCGAGTTGTCTGGATCGGTGCTTAAGTATTTTACCGGTTTTCCAAATATTTGTTTATATGTTGTCATATTAGCTCGTTGTTAGTATTTTAGTTGCTACTTGTTGAAAAGGACCTGTGTATTCTTCAGATGCAGTGGTAGAAGGACTTGATCCAATAACTCCAGCTGCTGCTGTTCCTACAGCAGAAACTGTTGTATATCCATTTGCCAAAGCACCTTGTGCTGTCCACGCAGAACCATCGTAACTGTTGGTAAGCGTTTGTGTTCCTCCTGGTTCGGTTCCTCCACATATTACACCTGCTGATGTTGAAGATCCAAAACCTTGATGAGAATTTATGGTAACAGGATAAGAAGTTCCTGTTGTCCAATTTGTTCCATCGTATTCTTCAACAATATTTGTAAAAATAGCTGTTGGGTTACTAAACATACCACCAACAGCTGCAAAATCAGTTTGAACTCCAAAACCAGCGTGATATCTTCTTGTTGTAGCCATTGAGTTTGCGGAAGACCAAGAAGCTCCATTGTATTCTTGAACAGTATTTGAGTTTACAGGTGGAGATCCATCATTTCCTCCAGTAAATATACCAGCAGTTTGAATTCCTCCTGCTGCTCCTCTCCATCTTGCCGCTACTAAAGTTCCACCAGCAGTCCAACTGGTTCCATCGTATTCTTCGGTTATAGTTTTAGATAGTGGTGGAGGTGCTCCATAACCACCAGCAATTGCCCCAGCAGTTTGAGTTCCAAAACCACCGTTTGCTCTGTTTGATGCTGACACTAACATGTTGTTTCCAGCGGTCCAACTGTTTCCATCGTATTCTTGAGTTATGTTAGTTGTTGTGACCGATGGTTTTAAAATTCCTCCTGCAATGAAAGCTGCAGTTTGAGTTCCCGCAGCACCATAATTATATATATGAGTAAGAACAGCATTAGTAGAGGACCAAGCTCCAGCTACAGATTCGGGTTGAGCTCCTTTTAATTGTCCAGTTGTAGTATTATACCAAATCTCACCTTCATAATTTGCAACAGGTGTCGGATCACTGGCTACAGTTTTGATTAACTTTCCTCTAATTTCTTTAAAGGTTGTCATTCAACCTCCTTAATTATTCTGCAGCAGCCAACCCTGCGTTGCGTCAACGTATACAAGAGTGAATCCTGCTCTTTCTGTTCCAACAACTAAATTAGAGGCATCGCCTTGAATATTGTGTCCGTTTCTACCAATTGTTAGATTGTTTGTGTCAAAGGTTCCTGCATAATCAACAACCGAAATAAAATCTCCTCTTGATGCTGATGTTGGAAGTGTAATCGTAAATGCACCACCTGTTGTGTTTGCAAAATAACCTTGACCTGAAACTGCATTTGCTGGATCTGCAGTAATGACAGCTTGCCAATCAGCGCCACCAGAAATTGTTGTGAATGATAAAACACCTGAACCGTTTGTGACTAATGCTTGATCTGCATCTCCATCATTATCTGGTAAAGTTAAAGTTACATTTGATGAAACAGTTGCTGGAGCTTGTAAAGCGACATAGTGTGAACTATCTGAATCAGCTAGTCTTAAATCACCTTGTGCACCAATTTGAACGTTTGATCCGTCCCAAACTAAATTTGCAGAACCACCAAAAGCAGTTCCACCTGAGTTAAATTGAATTTGTGTATCTGAACCACCTGGAGGTGATGCTAATGAAATTTCTTTAATGTCTGGATTCGTTGCGTCGTTTGCTGCAGCAAATAATAATTTATCACCTTTATCTGTTGTTGCAAAAGTAGATGTGGATCCTGAACCAGAAACGTATTTAAACTGAACTGTAAATGAACCTGTTGTAGAATTTCTTAAAAAGTAAAATGTTTCAACATCTAAAGGAATGGTTACAATTTGATTGCCTGTAATTGTCCCTGTGAACTCAATCATTCTGTATTGAGCTGTACCTGTTAGAGCACCATCAACAACAGTTAGTGCTGTTGTCTGCGCACCACCAGCAATAGACACTTGTGAAAATCCACCTGTTAACTGTTCAAAAAGTTGAAGGTTAGTATTTGTTTTTGTACCCCAAGTTCCGGCGTTCTCACCGGTTGCCTGTAATTCAACACCTAATGGTGTATATGTTGAAGCCATATTTTCTCCTTATGCCACGTCACTATAACTTGTATTTGATCCTGTTGCAACATCCGAATATGTATCATTCGAACCGGTTGAAACATCAGAGTAGCTAGAGTTTGATCCAGCTGCAACATCCGAATAAGTGTCATTCGAACCCGTTGAAATGTTAGAATACGATGTATTTGAACCAGTGTCAATATTACCGTATGCTTGAACACCAATAACTCCTGGAGTTGATGTAATCTGAGGAGTAACTAATCCTTCTATAATATCATCAATTTGAGCAACATTTCCTACACTAATATTAGCTTGGAATCCGCTAATACCTATACTTAGGTCATCTGGAGTTAAAGACCCTGTCGCAGACGTTGCTGCAACTCCTGTAACATTAACAATCTGAGTATCATCAATAACAACATCTCCTGTTGAAGCTGTTGCAGAAACACCTGTAATATCAGCAGGTCCAAATTCTAGTCCTAAAGTTCCGACACTTGTTGTTGAAGAAACTCCTGATATTGAAGCTGGACCAAACTCTAATCCTAAAGTTCCTAAATTTGTGTTTGATGCTTGTCCATCTAAAGTTTGAGTTGGACTAATTACAAAACTTACCGAACCAACATTTGTTGTAGCCTCTTGACCATCTATGACTGTAGACACTACTTCTGTAACCGTTCCTAAACTAACCTCTGCTTGTAAACCAACTAGGTTAACAACTTTGTTTGTTGAATCACCCCATGCAAGTTCACCCCAACCTTCACGTCCCCAACCAACTAGAGTTCCTGCATAATCTAAAACGGGTGTAGCAAAGTCAGCTTGTTGTCCGGTTGGCACAACGACTTCTGTAAGAGCAATATTAAGATCATCAACCTCACTCACCATGAAGTCACCAGGACCGTTCATAGTTAGAATGTAAGTCATTTCATGACTTACAGAACCTACGGCAGTAGTTGCGGACTGACCTGATAAAGAATATGAAAACTCTAAAGTAGGACTACCTAAAGAAGCTGTTGAACTTTCTCCAGTTAATGCAGCGATTGAAGTTAAATCTAAAACAGGAGTTCCAAGTGCAGTGGTTGCTTCTTGACCTGATAATTCTACGTTTGAAGTTAAATCTAATGTAATGGTTCCAAGTGATGTGTCTGCTTGTAAACCAGTTAAGGTTACTGTTTCATCTGCAAGGTTTCCCCATTCACCATCATTCCAAGATTTTGCTCCCCAACCAGTAGTAAGTAAATCACTCTCACCCCAGTAAGCTTGGCCCCAGGTAAATCGTCCCCATCCCGAGATGGGTTATCCTCTATGCGATTCTGATGATCGCGTTAAATGCGTCTGCGGTTGGAAATTGAATTGTAAAAGTTCCGCTTGATACTGTTTTGTCACCACCGAATGCGATAACAGCGACAGCTTTATCAGATTGTGAAGAGTTATAAATTAAACAACCATTTGCTGTAAAAGATGCAGAAGTAAAACTTACATCAGAAAAATCACAAACAGCTGTAGATGAATCTAACACTGGAGTTACTGAAGTAAGTGTTGTGCCTCCAGCTGAATATCCTGTTCCAGACACTTCGTTTGAAGTTGAATAAGCAGTTGTTGATGCACCTAAAGTAGCTGAACTTGTAAATAAAGCTAATTTAAAAGTATCTCCAGATGAAGCAGTAAGGTTATGTGTACCTACTAAAATTTCTTGCTTAAAACTTGTGCATATCGCCGATGTAATTGCCATAGTGTCTCCTTAATTATGGTGACGATGAAGGGAGAGGAATACGGATTGTACCATCTGTATAATCGTCTCTTCTTCGTCTTCCAATTTGTTCAATACCGAACTTTTCTACCTCTTGTTTATACTTGTTTTCATACAATTGCAACATATCTTGTGGACCTTTTAAAAAACCATAAGTCTCTGCCAAACAGCAATATAAGAGCCCATTTGGGAAATTTAAGCTAATATAATTAGATGTATTACTATCACTTAATGTATCAGGCATCTTATTAAAATGCACTCTAAATGAATAAGTTTGATCTGGAACTGGGGCCACCATCATTCTTCCTGATGTTGTATCCGTATCTCCTGTAGCGCCACCAAACATTGCATAATATTTAGGTTTACCTCTTTTAGCAGACTCAGTAGAGGGAATATATTCTTGTAAAAATGTAACATCTCTTTTCTCTAGATAAGTATTTGCACCTGTTGTAGCACTAGTAGAATCATAAACTTGAATAGCCCTGATAAACAAAGCTCCTGCAGGAGCGTTAATGCTCTCTTGTCCAACCACTAAATTTCCTGTTTGCTGTTTTCGATCTGCATCGATTGGAACATCGCGCATAATTCGATATTGAGCATTTAAAATAATATTTTCTAATTGTGAGTCAGATAAAACATTAGAATCTACTTCAGTATAGTTTCTAATCTGACTTCTCAATGCTGATACGGTTAATCCTGCCATTATGGTGTTAACGTAACGGGTCCTGCTGTCACCGTCATTCCGCCTCCTTGTTCAGTTACGGTAGGAGTTGATCCTAACGTAAATGTATAATTGTTTGTTCCTGTCACTGTTATACTAAATCCAGAAGAACTTTCAAATGCTGTAAAAGCCACTCCTCCTGGGCTCCCGTTTACGTTTCTAAATACAACTACATCAGATGTTGATCTGCCATGAGAAGGTTCTGTAACTGTAATCGTTGTTGATCCTGATGTAATATTAAATGGATTACCTGGTAATAAATTTTGTGTTGCAGGTTCTGTTCGTGCAGGTCTTACATTTTTTAAACCTTGTGGATCAGCAGTATGGGTTTTTGGTTCTAATTGTGGATGTTTAGCTTCAAACTCTGATACATGCACAAAAGATCCATTCCATTCTCTAACCATTTCCTTATATGGAAATTCTTGACCTGACCTATCTGATATAAATTTTGCGTATTTTCCCGAAGCAGTATTAGACATTTGGATAATAAGTTTTAGGGGTTATAAATGAACTTGAAGAAGAACCATCTTCAGATAATGCTCTTTGCAGTTCATCTTCATATAATAATTTTAATTCTTGAGTTCTTTGTGGAGCGTACTTAATAGACAAATAATAAGCCAGACCAGAAGACATGCAAGGAACAAATCGGTAAGGCACATCAGTAGCGTTAGTATAATCACCCACATCTTGTATTCTTTTAACATAATAATAATTTATAAATTTTCCTGCTTCACTAGTTCCAGGAGTTAAATATAAAGTTATGGTAACTTTATCAATGAACCTTTGAAC